TTGCTGCGTAAGAAATAGCTGAGTTAGAACTACGGTTCCGGCCAGTCACTTGGAAACAGCAGAACTGGCCACCACATTTAGAAAGGAAACATGGCAGGAGGAAATCAAAATGAATCAACCGCAGAATACAGAACAAAAGTTTCAAGGAATAGATTTGAACAGGATATATTGCGATTTGATGCCCCGCCGTGGTATTTGATACCAGATAGGCACGAAAGAGACACAGGAGATGCCTTTAAATTTTTCAATGTACCTTATGGTGCAGGAATATGTAAAGTTTCATGGCCTGATGGGCCCAAAGGACAATTAGAATTTGATTGGAGTTAAAGTATGGCTGAATATATTAACGAAGAACCTTGTCAATTTATTTACAATGTGACTGCAATAGAAAAGATTGTAGATGGTGATACGCTTGATGCAGTAATCGACTTAGGTTTCGATGTACGGTATTGTGGAAGAGTTCGCTTGCTAGGAATCGACACACCAGAATCCAGAACAAGACACAAGAACGAAAAAATCTATGGTAAGTTATCCAAAGTAGCACTCAAGTCGTGGGTGCATTGGGCAGTGTTGTCAGATAGAGATGATATTGAAATTCAAGTTCGTTGTCCAGAAGCTGACAGTCGAGGAAAGTTCGGTAGAATTCTTGGTGAGATTTGGATCAACTGCACAGAGGATGGTAGTGAATTCAACGGATGGACTAATGTTAATAAGTGGATGTGTGAAAAAGGTTTTGCAGTTGGTTACACTGGACAGAACAAAGATGATGTTAAAGGTGAACATTGGAAGAATCGTCTACTTCTTGAAGATTCGGGCGTTCACAAACTGTTACAGTGGGATGAAAATTAATGGCAAAGATACAGATTCCACCTATACTGAAAAATATCAAGAAGTCAAGACAAGGTGATGGTAGGGTGAACACTGCTATTGAAATGATAAACGCTTCAGAAGAAGCATTGTGGAAGGAAAATCCAGTGGAAGCTCTAAAATTTGAAAGAATAGAAACCAGAAAGAAAATGAATTGGGTCGCAAGATTCAGTCTTTCTTTAATTACATCTGGAACATTTTTAATCCTGTTATATTTGTTGTTTTTTTCAGACCTCAAAGATGGCCACCGCGACCTAATTAATATTTTAGTTGGCGCCTATGTCGGTGTGCTAGCTAAGTCAACGGACTATTGGTTCAAAGATAAGGATGATGCTGAGGACAAAGAATCTCAACAACTTCATGATAGCACACCACCAACAACAAACGGAGAATTAGGAAATGGCTGATTTAAATGATTTTGGTTTTAGTACAGTCAGCGAAGACGAGTACAACGCACAACACACTACTGAAGTTAATACAGCAAAGGCCGTAGTTTCTACAGCCACTGCTAGTATGAAACCTGAGTTAGAGAAAATAGAATCTAAGATCGCAGGTCTTACTGATAGTATGAGAGTTTTGAGTGATGAAATGGCAGATAGAAAAGAAGAGCTCAACGATAAATGGAGCGCCAGAATGAATCAAGTAGAAGAGTTGATTCTTCCACTTCTCAAGAATCTTGCCAAAGATGGTGACAAAAGAGAATGGATTAAGTGGCCCGGCAGAACTGATATTCTTAACAAACAGATTGATGAGATAACAGCAGTTACACGGGGCGACTTCTGAGTGATTTCATTTACTGAAAAAGCTGTTGATAAAATTCGGAGTATCATGAATGAACAGAAAGTAACTGAAGATACGAGAGTAAGAGTCGGTGTTAGGGGTGGCGGTTGTTCTGGTTTTACTTACACAGTAGATTTTGATAGTAGAAAAAGTAGGTTTGATTTAGAATTTGAATCGTTTGGCCTTAGTGTTTTAGTGGATAAGAAAAGTCATTTGTACATTAAAGGTACAGAAATTGATTGGTCAAATGACTTGAATGACCGCGGATTAAAATTTAATAATCCTTCAGCAAAAGGCTCGTGTGGCTGTAGGACTTCTTTCATGCACGAACATACGGAACAAACGGATGACCATACTCCAAGCTGGATGTGAAGTAAGAATAACAGAACAGGCAGCAAAAGAATTCAGAAGTATGTGTGAAGATGAAAACAAACTACCGGAAAATTCTTATCTTAGAGTTGGTGCAAATTCTGGTGGTTGTTCTGGATGGAAGTATAGTTTAGATTTTGAAGATAGTGTTGATTCTGAGGACTTGACATTTGAGCAATATGGTGTTATAATAGTAGTAGATAAAACAATACTTAATGAAATAATTGGTGATGTGGAAGTTGATTATAAAATAGGCAATTTAATAGAACAGGGATTTGTATTTAAGAGACTCAAATATGGTCATGTCTGTGGATGTGGCGAAAGCTTCACACCATTAAAAGACATTTCTGTGGACGAAAATTACGACCACAAAAATTAGGATGGAAATAAAATCTTAGGAGTATAATGGCATATAACGATAAAGTTATTGAGCATTTTGAAAACCCAAAGAACGTAGGGTCTTTAGATTCCAGTAATAAGAATGTTGGAAGTGGTCTTGTGGGGGCCCCTGAATGCGGGGATGTAATGAAACTCCAAATCCAAGTCAATGAGGAAAGTGGAGTTATAGAGAATGCAGTTTTCAAAACATTTGGATGTGGAAGTGCTATCGCTTCCAGTAGTCTTGCTACAGAATGGGTAAAGGGAAAGACCATAGATGAAGCAAATATGATTCAGAATACAGAGATAGTGGAAGAACTTTCATTACCACCAGTTAAAATTCATTGTTCGGTTCTGGCAGAATCCGCGATTAAAGCTGCAATAAAAGATTATCAAAGTAAACAATCTATAATTTAAGAGGTATATAATGGCACTACAAACTCAAACAGCTAAGGAGTTTTTTGTGAAAATTGAGAATATCGTAACTGATACAAGTATGAGTTACATGGACGCGGTTCTATATTATTGTGAGTCACATAAAATGGAACCAGAAACTGCCGGTGGTTTAATTAATGGTAAACTCAAGCAGAGAATTCGGGAAGAGGCTGAAGAACTCAACTTCCTTCCTAAAACCGCACGTCTACCCATTTGAAAGGGGGGGTTGACAAATATCAAATATATGTTATAATAATACTATACACTGCAAAACAAACTATACATTGCTAAACACTAATACGAAAGGTAGATTATGTCTTTTTCAGATATGAAACAACGCAGTAAAACTAACCTCGCGTCTCTAATCAAAGAGACTGAGAAAATATCCAATCCAAATTCAGGTTTTAATGATACAGATGATCGTTTCTGGCGTCCAGAGTTGGACAAGTCGGGTAATGGTTATGCTGTTGTCCGATTCCTACCAGCACCAGAAGGTGAAGACTTGCCGTGGGCAAGAATCTGGAATCATGGATTTCAGGGGCCGGGTGGCTGGTACATTGAAAACTCTTTGACTACTCTTGGTCAAAAAGATCCAGTAAGTGAACACAACTCCACACTTTGGAATTCTGGTATTGAGGCAAACAAAGAAGTTGCCCGTAAACAGAAACGAAGATTGAATTACACAGCCAATGTGTATATCATCAAAGACCCAGCTCATCCAGAAAATGAGGGTCAACTCAAACTTTATCGTTTTGGTAAGAAAATCTTTGACAAGATTAATGACCTAATGAATCCAGAGTTTGAAGATGAAAGTCCGGTAAATCCATTTGACTTTTGGGCGGGTGCAAACTTTAAGATGAAGATTCGTAAAGTAGAAGGTTATTCTAATTACGACAAGTCTGAGTTTGAAGCTCCAAGTGCACTTCTTGAAGATGAAGCGCGTCTGGAAGAAATCTGGAAGTCGGAAAGTTCTTTGTTGGAGTTGGTAAGTGAAGATAAGTTTAAATCTTTTGATGAACTCAAAACTAAACTGGATCGTGTTCTTGGTTTGGGTAGCGAGTTCTCTTCTCCACCTACACCTAAGACTGTAGATGTTCCATTTGATGGTGGTCAACCTTATACGGCTCCACCTAAACCTGCTGCTGAGTCAACCAGTGACGGCGATGAATCAATGGATTATTTTCAGAAACTAGCTCAAGAGGCATAAACTATG